TCCTTTGACAAAAACAATTTGTAGTAATGCCTTGTAAGAAGATACCGCGCAGCATTGAGAGAGCAGTAAATAACTATGATGCATAAAACAGCAATTAAAATCATCATATCGCCTCCTCACCGCAAGTATAGCACGGACAGAGAGGGAGGACAAGAAACCGGACAGCGAAAGCAACCGAGTAGAGGGGGTGAGACCGATGGAAGGCAAAAGCACCGCCCCTGGTGGGCAAGACCAGGAGCGGGTTGTTTCAAAGTTTGGCAACACAAAAGTTGAGATTACGAAAGATTATGTCTTATGCACTATTAGGGATGGATGATTTTATTCAAACAGGAACGGTATCCTTGTTTTCTTTGGTAAGCGAAGCACGTGAAAGTATGTATTCCGATTCACTGTCTCGTCTACCGTGGAAATATCTTGGACCATGTGCGCAAGCGATTTTTCAATCATGGTATCAAGATCTGTTGCGCCGATACGATGCTTGCTCAAGTATTTGCCGAAATCCAGATGAAAAGGATTTCCAAGTTGAGCAAACGAAAGACTTTCTGCGCTTGGGAGGAGATATTTACGGGTATTATCGCTGGAAATCGTTATGGTCCCCAAGCAGCCCTCTTTTGAGATTCCCGTTACAAGAAATTGCGCCCTGGTATGTGTCTTTTTCATCAGAGTGGCCGATATTTGGCAAATTAAATCGGAAGATGGTTCGATAGAAAGAATTTCGTTAGGAGGGACAGCTTTTGAAAAGGCGTCCAATACAGCTCGGGCATATTCCAATGTTCCAGTAAATCCAATGCACAAGAGTGGATGTATTACACGGAATTTCTGAATGTTTTCGCTTTGGTTGGCACCAATGGCACGTCCATCTGACATAATCCAAG